TGTCCTGATTTTCTAGGTGCTGGTTCTCCAACATGTAAAAATCTTAATGGTCCATTTTTCTTCTGTCTTTTAAATGGTTGCCATATATTTTCAATTCCATGTTCGTAAACATGTATTGGCGGAGTCACTCCGCAGTTTTTATATACTTCTGCAACCCAAGGAGAAGTTGCCCATACTTCATCACATTCATTTAATGATTCTAACCAACCCTCTTGTAATTTAGTTGATTCCCATGGCATATATCCAATTTGATATTGATCTTTATTTAAATCAAAAAATTGTGGTTGACTAAAATTTAATTGAACTTTAGCATCCTTGTATTTAAAAGGAACTTTGTATCCTAGTTTTTGTAGACTTGTTACAATATGATATCCCGCATATCCATAACCTGTAGAAATATTTAAATTTCCTGGATTGGTGTTAAAACTTAAAATCACGACTTGACAGCCTTTCTAGTAATAGGTTATGATTAATACCTTATGAAAAATAAAACCATAAGAGACACGGCCCTTAAATTAGGAATGATAGCGCTTGTATGTGCTACGTTTCCAGGATTTAACAACGCTGTTGCTCAAACAAGTATAGCAAATGATGTACCACAAGCACAATACGCCTATATAGAGGACTTTAAGAGCGTTAAATCGCTGAGTGATGAGGATTTATCTCAGCTACTATATTGCGCTGGTTTCAAGGGTCGTGACCTTATTGAAGCCTGGGCAGTCGCAAAGAAAGAATCTAATGGACGACCACTGGCATACAATGGGAACAGAAAACCTGGCGATAATTCCTATGGAGTCTTCCAGATTAATATGCTTGGATCTATGGGAGCAGATCGAAGAGAGAAATTTAATTTGACTTATGATAAAGACCTGTTAGACCCATGGACTAATGCTACTATTGCATTTCACATGAGTGCTGGCGGAGATAACTGGTCAGCCTGGAAAGGAATGACTCCTAGAACTAAGGAGTGGATTGCAAAATATCCAAAGTCATTCGAACCCTTGCAGTGTAAATGGGACAATCCAGAAAGCAATAAGTAATGGACATCAGAATTGTCCGTGAATTTATAAAGCGTTACCCTAGTGAACTTTTTTGCGAGAAGGACAATAGGGCTTTATTGCCAAATTTAAGACATGATGATACAATCTATTTATACTGCCTAGAATGCAGTGATACTATCGAAATAGGATATAACTCCTATGACAGAATGAAAAGAGTGTTAGCCGTTAATGAGTGATTTCGCCGCAGAAGAAAAGCCATCTGAGACAATTGACGATAACATCAATATCGTTACATATATTACTCTTTCTCGCATATACGACGTTCTCTGCTTAATAGCAGATGGTGTCGGAAAAGGCGAAGAAGTTTTGAAGATGATCGAAGCTCATCGAAATGGTGAACTGCTTGGTCCGCTTCCAGCGTTAAATAGTGAAAGTGAAAGTGAGGCGGAGTGAAGAAGAAGACTTTTCTACTTGGATCAATTGCTCTAGGTATGGGAGCAGGCGCCATAGCGTTTGCTATTTACTCATATGGGGCGGTGTCCCAAATGCTAGAATCATTTGAACCAGACTTTGAAGAAGAAGTTGACGAAGACGACCTTTTCTAGTATAATTATAGAAGTATTCGGTTGAGCTTTAAGTTCCTGAATATTAGAGAATCCTCAGATATCCGCAGATCTGGGGATTTTCGCTTTATATAAGCAAAAAACTCAATAGGAGCCGATTTGAGGGTTCAATTCGTATTGAGGCAATACGTGACTACCCTCTAAGGCTAAAAGTCTCTGATTTGGACCTCTATGGACGAATAAGGGATATTCTGGCAGATGGCGTATGTGGCATTTTTATCACTATACCCATATTAAGCCTTATACGCCTATTTAAGCCAAGAAGAGCTAAAGCTCTTGAGTTGCCGTTCCGTTCCTAATAATGTATACTGAAGATATGACAACTACAAAAAGTTATTTAGACGAAGACAACAATGGGATTCCTGATTTAATTCAAGCTCCCTCACACCCACATGAAACTGTAGATATGTTTCTAGGTACTGGTATTACTCAGATGAATGCTATGTGGATTCTTATGGGCCTTATGGCAACTCATCATATTTGGATGTTCTTTAAAATTAGAAATACTAAGAAGTGTACCTGTAAAAGACGATAATATCTTAGTCGACTAGAATATATATGAGATTAATTATCTGTGAGCTGTGCAAAAAAGAAATCGAAGTTCGATCAGGTTTTGCACACTTCACACTTAATAATCATATAAAGAAAGAGCATAAATCCTAGTCAACTAGAATATTATGTTTTCTAAAATGTTAATATAATATTTTTTTTAGAAAATGTCTTTCCAACCTGTAATCAAAATGATCAATGCAGGTCCAAAGATAATTGTTGCTTGGATCCAATTCATATTAAACTCCAATAGTAGGGATACTGGGATTTGAACCCAGAGTCGTTTGTATATAAGACAAATGCTTTAACCAGATTAAGCTATATCCCCAAGGGATTAGCGTATTCGTCTTACCGCCGACTTTTTCATGATCTAATCATATCATATTTCTAGTCAACTACAATATTAGCTTTTCTAAAATGTTAATATCTGTTTATTTTGTATGATTCATACTCGGAGTAGCACAAAACGGACAATTAGTGCGCCCATAGCCCTAATGTGGTGTATCTCACATTTAAAATGTCCGATTTGGGCGTTTTTTGAGTAGAAAATGTCAGTGGGGTCTGATAGGATACTAGTATCAAGTTAATCAAGGTGATTAACAAAGAAAGAAAGGAATTCCAAATGAATTCACTGTATGAAAAATTCGCTACTGTATCAGACTACCCTAGAGGACTAATGAACCTCTGCCCTTGCGGTCAGGTAGTCCTAGCCCCCGCTCAGTATCACGAGGGCTTCCCTTGGTGGGAGAACCCTAACAAGTGTAAAGAAATGTGGGAGACATCACACTAAATAACCTTGACTTTCAGGGTTTGGTCTGATAGTCTTACTACATAAGAAAAACTAAATAAAAGAAAATCCTAGGTGAGCCTCCCGAAAGAGCAAATAAACTAGGTCAGCAAAAAGGTTAGAAATACTAACCGAATAAAAAGAAAGGAATTCTAAAATGAATTCACTAAATACACTAACAGTAGTAACAGAGCCTAGCCACCCTATGGCTTCCTCTAACACTAAGAGTAATGAACTCTTCCGCCTTGCTAATGGTAACTACATTAGCCGTATGGCGTATGTCTATATGGTAGCCTCTGAGGGTCTTATCTCTCACCGCTACCTTACCCCTAACGAAAGTAAGTGGGTATTCGCTAATCGTGTGGCGTAACTCACACGATCAAAACTTGACTTTTCCCTATACCTACTATTAAACTTATACTATAAAAACTAACAGAAAGAAGAACAGTAAATGACAATCACATACTCACTATGGGACGGCGCTCAACTATTAGGCGTTGATTTCAAGGCTTCATCAGCAGATGAAATGAATAAGGCAGTAGCCGAACTACAAAAGGTTTCTAAAAATGTTGTAGCACATATGCGAAAGGTAGAACAGAACTAATGACAATCGAACTAGATAACTACGGATTTATGCTTGACACAGAGTGGTGCTATATCGCACTATCTTGGCAGTTACTTATTACCGCTGGAGTAATCTTTGCAGGTTACAAGGCTTACAAGAAATGGAAAACAACTAATGACAACTAATCGCCTATTGACTACTCTCGTGCAACTTGTTATGCTAGGGGTAACTATTCCCCTAGTAATCGCAGTAATTAAAGACCTTAAAGAGAATGGATTAAACTAATGATGACACGTAAAGACTACATCGCTACCGCCGAAATTCTAAATAAGCATTTCGATAACGCACCCGCTGGCTTGTTATTAGATTTTTCTAATATGTTTAAAAAAGATAACGAAAGATTTAACGAGGAAAAGTTTTTCGAAGCTTGCTTGGAAAAATAAAATGAAAGAAATAATTGCGTTAGTAATTCTCGTAACTTTATTTGGTTATCTTTTATTAATATAAAATAAAAAAGTTTTTGCGGTGTGTCGACTTGACAGATCGCAAAAATTTCGAGGCGGCGTCGGGCGTGTCTGTGGATAAGTCTATGTGGTGCAAATCACAAAAATACTTTGAAAATACTGGCGAGTAACCCCCCAAAATGTCAGTGGTCTATGTTAGACTTCTAGGTATAGAAGGTTGAAAAAGAAGTAAACCACCTAATGAAAGGAGTCAATAATGACTCACTATACTATAAACACTCTACCTTTAGAGTATGCAAATAAAATTGTTTGCTGTTTCTGTTCACAATACGCAAATGAAATCTTTTGCGGAAAATGTAATGAATACAAGGGTCTAATGACTCTTGCAGAATTTATGACTACTTATGAAATTTCAGAGTGGTCTGTTGATGAAGTAGATGAATTATCTACTAAGTTAGATTCACTAATCTTGAAAGGAGTGTATGCCTAATGTTATCAGAAAATACACTAAATAAAATCGTGTTTGAATACCAACACGGAGGAGTGAAAAACTTTCACCCCGAAATTTCTTTTGCAGAGCGTAAGGCTTTGCTAAAGTATCTATTCTCTATCCCTACTCATAAAGATTGCGAGTGTGTCAAATAATGTCACTATCCCTTGCTAATAAAATTGCAAAAGATAAATTCTTTTTGCCCCCTTCAAAATACACTAACCACAAAGTCGTGGAAATTGTATCTCTAAATGAGGAGAGCGGTATCGCTACTGTAATCCTAGAAAAATACACAATAGGCAGAAATGCTAATGTGTATAAAAATAATAATGTATTCACAATTGAATTACCTTATTCCGAATTTCAAAATCTAAATGGTTGGAGTAAATAAATGATAACTATAAATTGTAAAGGTTGCGATGAATTCGTAATGGAAATGTCAATTGAAGATGCAGAATTTATAACTGCTTTATGCGAAAGGTGTTGGTAATAATGACAGAGATGACAAGCGTTGGAGATGATTTTGCAAATGCAATTCAAATTGATCACTTAACAAATGATGAATTAGAATTGTTAGCAGAAATGTTTTTTGATTATAAATAAATAAAAATAATTGCGTGTTGCACTTGACAAATATCAAAAAAACGAGGCGCACTCGGGCGTGTCTTTTATGATGTGATTATGAACACACTGGGATTTTGAGCGTAAAAAGCTGATGTGATTCTAATCACATTTCAAAATGTCCGATTTGACCGATTACTGGTCAGTAAATGTCAGACCCCCCTGCTATAATTGCTAGTATAAACAATAAAGAAAGGTGGTCAAAATGACTACACTAAATGAAACTCTATTCAGCACTATCGTGCACGAATACCATAACGGCGGAGTAAAATCCTCTTATGGATTAGATGCCTATACTCGCAAGGAATTGCTAAAGTATTTATTCTCCTCTAAAGGTTGTAATTGTATCAATTGCCTGTGAGGTATCTCACACCGACTTTTGGGGCTAAATGCCTCAAAATGTCAGCCCCCTATGCTAGACTTATTCCTATAAACAAACAACAGAAAGGTGGTCAGAAATGACTTACACTATCAGACTAGAAACCTTCTCAGGTTCAGTATCAAAAATCAACCTTCCTTCTAAAGGTGCGGTTGCCCAATTCATCAACACTTATCCAACACAACTCCCTGTTGGTATTTCCGTCAAGTTTGATTGCGACTTGCTCGGTGTTCGTGGTGTTCTAAAAGGAAAGGCGGTAAAGTAATGATAACAATTTCACACACTGTAAATCTAATTGCAGAGATTGACGAGCACAAGGCTCCCGACTATGTAATTTCTGCACTCGCAACAATGCCTGAAAGTTTTATTCAAAAACTTTTTGCTGAAAGTTTTATTGGTTCTATTGACTCTATAAATGCAATGCAAGAAATAAATAAAAATAATTCTTATGCTACTTTGAAATGGGGTAAAAATTAATGTCTCGTTATACTCGTAAAACTTTTATTGAAGTTTCAAGTGTCTTAGAATCTTTTTCAGATTTGATTGACCAATTTACTTTTGAAGATTTGGTTTTTGAATTTGGCGAAATGTTTTCTGCTGATAATCCTAATTTTGATTTTGCAAAATTTCAAAATGCTTGCGGTGTAAAAGAAATTTGTTTACTACCCGAATTGCACGACCTGTTGCGATAAAATAAAATCCTGAGCACGATCTAAAACTGCTCAAGCTTTCAACTAAATGCAACACGCCCGACAGCGCCTCGCACTCGGGCGTGTCTGGGGATAACTTACGGTGTGTCTGTGGATAACCTGGAATTTTTTGTGAGATTTATCACACGGCTTGAGCGTCTCATTATTTGGATTTACTGGCTAGTAATGTGAAAATGTCAGTCCATTCTGCTAGACTTACATAGTAAGTAAAACAAAATAGTTTATGATTTACGGCGTGGCTTCCCTGAAATGTCAGTAGTAAATGATAGACTTGTATCAACAACAAAATGAAAGAAGGTCCCACTAATGGCTACTAAACTATACACAATCGAAAACTTGCTAATCGGCAAGACATACCGCTCTAACTCTCGCCACTTTTCAGGTGAGATTATTTCCGCAGAACCTCGCCCAGCAATTTGGTATGGCGAAAATACTGAAGCGTATCTAATCGAAGTTAGAACTGGCGGGCTACGCAATAAGTTTGCGACAGTAGCCGTAAAGGTAGGTGAATAATAATGGGATACATTGAAATCTTTAGAATTGACAACGAGGGTGCGGGTTGGATAAACTTGGATAATGCGACACCCGCAGAATTACTAGACATTGAAATTGGATTATTTCAGGAAGGTGCTATCTAATGATAAACTCAGTAATGCGATTTGCTTGCGATGAATGCCACGGAGAAGGACTTATTTTCTGGGGCAACGAGTTAGACTACGATGTCGAAACTTGTCAGTGCCAAGAGGTAAAATTATTTACAACACCCGAAGGAGCATAACTATGGACTATGAATATCTAGTATCTTGTCAATATGACTATGAGGAAAGCCCTCATTGGAAGCAACGCTATGAAAGCGAATTTGACGCTTGGAAATCTTTCTTCAGTTTTACAGACTGGGGACTTGCTAATGAATATTCAACAGTGAATATTTATACTCACACTGGAAAGTGTTATACAAAAATATTTTATCGAGATGGAAGAGTGGTAACACGATAATGGGAAATAATACAGCAATTGACTTAGCAACAAACTTTGACCTATCACTTGAACAGGCTATCGGTTATCACTTACAGGGTAATCACTACCCGCCCGTTCCACTTACTATGGTGCAACCTTGCATTGACGCAATAGATGCAATTCACGCAGGCGATGGCGATACTGAAATTGAATTACCTGAAGGCGTATTGTATAAAAATAAAACTACTGCACCCGCACACGCAATTGCAGAGCAACACCACTTAGACGCTTGGCTACCAGAATGGGATTAGGAAAAATGATAAAAGAAAAAGTTACACGCATTCAAGAATTGCGGAGATCAAACGCTGCAACTTATGTGCAATCAAAAAAAGTTTATTCACGAAAACAAAAATATAAAAATAAATATTCTGAATAAATAAATATGCACCGCACTGCATAAAAATGCTGGCGCAACACGCCCGAGTGCGCCACGGATTTTTCGAGCTTTGTCAAGTTACGACATTATGACATTTATCACAGAATTTGTGGAAAAAATGTCCGATTTGACCGATTTACGATTTGATAATGTCAGTAGGATTTGCTAGACTTGTAATAACAACAAACGGAAAGGAAGCAAAAATGACAACACCAAAAATCGGTGAAACTTTTACAACAGCAAAGTCTGGCGTAGAAGGAACAATCACAGAAGTAGTCAAGAACGATAATGGCTCTTATCGTATCAAACTTGATGTCGCTGGTCAAACTCGCTGGACAACGGCAAAGTAGTCCTAATCGGGGGCTATTGGCAAATGTCAGTAGCCCCTGCTAGACTTATCTAGTAAGCAAAACAAAACCACCCAACTAACAAAGGAAAAAAATGTCAAGAGGAAAATCTATTAGCGTAAAAATCGCTACCCCTAAAGTAATCAAGGCACTAGAAACACGCCTTGCTGAATTAGAAAAGAACTACGCTACACAAGGCGAGAACGAAGCAAGGTATGCTAAGTCAGTAGAGAAGTGGCGTAAGGAAGTAGGCAAGTGGGCTATTGAGAACTTCTCAAAGGCTGAAAACCTACGCACAAACTATCGCTCTTGGAACAACACTCTCAATGTTGATTTCGACATCATCACTAAGGAAGGCAATTTCCCTGCTGAACCTGAAAAGGATTTCGAGGTCGTTCATACTCACACCTACAATGAACAAAAAGAGGAAATCACGAACGCAATTCGTATCCTCAAAATGACAGATGAGGAAGTTGTAAATACTAGCACTTACAATGCTATTGCTCGTTATCTGTAATTAGATAATCGAAACAGGGACAGTTTCTAAGAGTTTCTAGTCCAATGTCGTAAGTAAGAACTCTTACAACCTGAGCAAGTTGTGAAAAGGCTCAACACAACAACTACCCGAAAGAAGGAATAAAATGTCGCCAGTAATGGATACAACAAAAGGAAAGTTCTACCGAATTGGAGATACTTTCACAACAGGTAAGTCAGGTATTACAGGTTCTATTCGTGAAATAGTTTCTGTCCGACCAAACCTAACTAAGTTATCTCTGCAAACCGAAAATGGTATGCGGTGGGCTATGGTAAAAATTGGCGCATAAACAAAGCGCAATCGTTCTCGCATAACGATAAATTGCGAAACACCTGAGTAAGTGTTAAAACTACTCACACAATTAAATAATTGGAAGTGGGTTTCAAATTAACCTAGGTGCCTACTTTTCAATATTCGCCAGGCTGATTAGGGCGATCATAGAAATACTATAGAGCAAGGTTACTGCCGACCTAAAGACGCAGACCACCTGAGCAAGTGCCAAAACTGCTCAACACACCCCATACGAGCTGCTTGACAAAATCGCTGAAAATGCGAGGCGGCATGTGATCAACATCACACGCTACTTACGAGTAGGAATTGAATTCCCCTGAAATGTTTGCTAGAATTGTTATACACCCGAACGAAAGGCGAATTAATGAACGATATTAATTCTTGTTACTGCACGAACTACTCTATCTGCACTATTTGTATGAAAGGCTATTCTTCATCCGATCCAATTTGGTATCGTGATGACTATATGGAAACACGTATGGCAGACGCTGAAATGGGAGACCTCTAATGTCAGTGGCCTCCGATACAATTGTTAATATGAAACTAAAACGTTCTAATGATAGAAAGGTGGCTAACCTTGTCACAAAAAATGGAAAGCAAGCCGCAATTGCGAACACGTTCGGGCTACCTGCAGGAAAAGACTTTTCTTGTCCTGGTGCAACGTCTATCTGTGAGACTGTTTGCTACGCTGGGAAACTTGAAAAATTATTCAAGGGAGTAAAGACTAATCTTCTTCATAACTGGGCCCTACTAAAAGACGCCGATAGCGAAACTATGGTTAGACTATTAGATGAGATGATTGTAGAATTTATCGCTGATTGTGATAAGAAATCTGCGCCTAAACTATTCCGCATTCACTGGGACGGCGATTTTTTTAATGATACTTATACATATGCCTGGAAGACTGTTATTGAAAATCATCCCGACATTCAATTTTGGGTATACACACGTGTGAAGCCTGCTGCTCTAATTCTAAATAATATTACTAACCTTTCCCTATACTTTTCAACCGATGATGAAAATGCTACAATTGGAGAAGAGTTAAAAAAGGATTATGAGGTCCGCCTTGCATACCTTGGAAAAACTTTTGCCGTAACCGCTGATAAGATGAAAGAGTTGACTGGTAAAGTCGGGGCTAAATGTCCTGAGAATTTAAAAGCAATTCCGCTAATCTCAAGCAATGGGTCCGCCTGCGTATCTTGTGGCCTATGCGTTTATGGTAAGGCCGACATTCGATTTAGCGCTACTAAGAAATAGGAGATATATATGTCAAGAGAACGCACACGAGGATTTATTGGCTATAAGCTTGATCAAGCTAAGCTATTGGAACGTGCACGGGATATCCAGGTTGCTACTTACGATATGGACCCCGTTGATTATATGAAGAATCATTCTGTAGAAGATCTAGTACTAGTTATGATTAATGAACCTGATGCATATGGATGTGCTAAACACGCCGTTATTTGTGGAGAGGGGGTGGGTTGGATTCAAGATGAGTACCGTACGTGCCTGGTACCTGTTTCAATTGGGTGGAGCGGGGATAGTCGAGTGTACCTTGGTGTCGATGTACTTAAATCTTGTTTGACTGGTGAGACCGTGGACCTTGCAGATTTTGTAAGAGTTTTTGGTGACCGTCTTGAATCCAATCTATCATTATGGCAATATAAAATGTCTGACATTGACCAAACAAAGATAACTGAAAATAGATACGATTTGCCAAATCTAGTAGAAGCGTGAGAGAATAGATTATGCGGTTCTATGACTTTCTTGGCTATCTAATTGGCACTGGGTTTGCGCTATTGCTTATGTTCTTCTTTATTGCGCCGTTTTTTATTATCACCGCATTACTAAATGATAAAACTTATAATAACGTGAAGGCGCAAGTAAATGAGGACCCTCCCACTTTTTGGGAATCAATTACTAAAATGAAATAGGACTTGACAATCCCGCAGAAATGCGAGGCGGGTTATCCACAGCTTATCCACAGGCTTACGGGTGTGAATTTGATCACACCAAAAATCGGACATTTTTACCTATACGAATTGACATCTGTCAGTTCATCCTGTTATACTTGAAATAACAACAAAGAAAGAAGGAAATATGGCGCACGACCTCGAAAGTCAAAACGGCAAAACATCTTTTGCCTCATTCCGTGAACCTGCTTGGCACGGCTTAGGAACCGTATTTACTAATGAAGTAAATACATCTGAAATGCTATCTCTCGCAAATCTAAATGGATGGAATGTCCGTTTAGAAGATTTGGAAGTTCCAAATCACCTAACATCTGATAAGGATTATCAGTATGTCTTACGCACTAATCCTACCGACAACACACAAACCGATATTCTCGGTGTAGTTGGTCAGCGTTATGTCCCATTGCAAAATGAAGATTTATTTGCATTTGGTGATAACATTCTCGACGGCGGTGGTCGCTGGGAAACTGCTGGTTCAATCAAGGGTGGTCGTGTTGTATTCGGCTCTCTTGCTCTAGAGCGTGAAGTTGTTCTAGACCCTACTGGTGTCAATGATAAGGTAAAAACTTATTTGCTTATCAACACATCACACGACGGCTCTATTGCAATTCAAGCAAGCATTACACCTGTTCGTGTTGTGTGCGCTAATACTCTCAATCTTGCATTGGGTTCTAAGAAAAAGGGTGGCGTAAAGCAATCATTCAAAATTCGCCACACACAAACTGCAGAAGGAAAGATTGCTATTGCTCGTCAAGCACTAGGAATGGCAGATTTCTATATGGACGAATTCTCAAAGTTGGCTAACGCTCTCTATGAGAAGTCAGTCAATGCTAAGGAATTCAACGACATCATTCTTGCGGCTTATCCAAAGCCTGAGAAGGATACAAAAGGCGCAATCAAAAAGTGGGAAACAAAAGTGGATACAATCAACGATTTATACACTGGTGAATTCAACGGAATGATTGCTGGCACTGGTTGGGGCGCACTAAATGCACTAACCGAACGCCTTGATTGGGCTCGCACTGCTCGTGGTGGAAAGACGGAAAGTCTGCTCGCTGCTGCAAGTGGATTTGACGCACAAATCAACGCAGAAAAAAATCGCTTAGCAAAAATTGTGAAAACAGTTTTAGCAATCGCATAAATAAAAAATTCCTGAGCAAGAATTAAAACTGCTCACCATTTGGTCTGTTAGCTCAGTTGGTTAGAGCGCTACCCTGTCACGGTAGAGGTCGACGGTTCAAGTCCGTTACAGATCGCAATAAATAAATATGCAAAGCCCTGCATAAATATTCGGCGCTGCGGCATATGATTTTGATCACATTACGGGCATTACGCAGATATCCCAGAATTTGTGGAAATTTAGACTTGCGCTACCCATTACGGCTATGCTAGTATTAGATATAACAATTTCCAACCCGAAAGGAACAAAATGCCAAACTGGGTATTTAATGGTCTAACTATAGAAGGTAGCCCTGAGCAAGTTAAGGCTTTAATCAAGCAGATGAATAAGCCTTTTATCAATCACTATGAAGCCCACGGTGATTTAGCATATAATATCAAGCAGGTTAAGTTTACTAATCCTGTCTTTGCCTTCCGCAATATCTATTCATATGTTGATGCTGGTATTACTAAAGAAGATTACTTAAAGCAACCACCTCGTGCTGAGTTAAATGACAGTAATTGGTTTAAGTTTGATACTAATGACTGGTATAACTTTAATGTCCGTGAATGGGGAACCAAATGGGATGTTGGCGTATCTGATGAGGATAAGTATCCTGATACTAATATGGAAGAAGCCGAGAATGGCGAGAACTATGTAGTCCACTATAACTTTAACACCGCTTGGTCTCGTCCTGTTCCTGCACTTCAAAAACTATCTGCACAATATCCTAATCTACTTATGACTCTATCCTATGAGGAAGAGACTGGCTGGGGTGGAGAAATGGAATTCCTTCGTGGTGAGATTATCTCAGAATCAGAATACGAGAATATGTGTCGTGACTGTGATGCCATTGACCAATTGGAATACTGTGAGAATGACTGTGGAGAAATCTGTGGAAACTGCCATTGGCTTGGAGAGGCAAATCTAGAAGATGTTGCCAACTGTGATGAGCATAAGGTATATTTAGATACTAAGGTTCCTGAGCACCGCAAGGTAAAACCATACTACACACAGGAAGAGGCTCTAAATGGCTGAACTAAAAGACTACGCATTTGTAATTAAACTAGCAGGTAGTGTATCTGCTAAAAATGAGAAGGAAGCGTGGAACAAAATTAATTCTCACGTTGACGACCTAGGCGATGTAGAAAGTCTTAAGTATGACTTATCTTGGCCTGATGTATCTTGGGAATTGGAGTACGAACTATGACAGATTTAGTATCAAGTAAATACACCTTCGTTTGTGATCCAGATGAATGTGACTGTTTAATTGAGCTAACATCATCAGACGGATTTGGATTCCCGTCTGGTGTGATGGAGCTAACATGTCCATGTGGCCGTAAGACTACCCTAGTGTCAGTCGAGCATGCTACACTTAATACACCTACTAAAGAAAGCGAACAAATGGAAGAGACAACAACAATCGGTTCAGATGCATTTCACTCACCTGCAGTGGAATACAATCCAAATATGCTAGTTACGTATAAGCGCATTCACGGTTACTCAGACCCTGAATACACAACTGATAAGGTTACCTCAATTGAATGGGACCTACACAATGGACGTCAGTCACAGAAGACTGTAGCCGTGCTCAACGATAAGATTGATAACGTTCGCAGTTATATCAAAGAGCGCTTTGCAGATTCAGATGACCAAGAGGCCCTAACAGATATTGCAGAATTCTTGGATATCTCTCTTACACAAACAGTTACTATCTCTGCAACAATCCAAGTTGATGTTGAGGTTGAACTTCCTCTTGACGAGGTAAATGACTTTGACGCACATTATTTCCTACAGGATGAGTTGTGCATTGATTCAAACAATGGCAATGTCTCAATTGAATCTTGGACCGTTGACAACACAGATGTTAACTGGGACTAATGATTACAACAATTAGTACTACTAAGGTTGGCACCGCCCTATTCGAAGCCCTTAAGTTTGGGATAGAGGCGGACCACCTTGGTGGTAACATCGTAGAGCTTAATAGTAATTACCTGGAAAAGGTAGCCGCTGTAGTTAATAAGGTTGGTGCTACAATTTTGTCAGAAGAGGACGTTAAACCAATGGCGCCCTATGGAGATGAGATTGGGGGGCAATCAACATATGCAGTATACAGACGGATGGACTGACGGGTACAGGCAGGCCAAAGAAGATCTTCTAGAACAACTAGAAGTAGCAGCAGATAAGTCTACGGACCCTGATGTAATTTATATGTACTCAAGACTAATAGATTTAATTGAATCTGGGGACTTCCTAGAACTTCAAGATAGAGAGGAAGAGTAATGGCTTGGATTATTAGAGATGGATCCTTTATTATGTTTGCGGGGGTAACTGGGGCGGACGCTCTTGATAAATTTATCTCTGTTACGGAGAAGGAACCAAAATCACTGAGATCTAAAGCGGTTGCAGATTACTGCAGCGGTAAAGACAATCTCAAAGTAAATAAGTATACACTCCGCTGGGAGTAATTTGACAAATTCCATCTTGGTGGAGTAAAATAGAAGATGTCACGGGTAGGTGATGGTGTAGGTGCAGCTATCAGGATGATTGTCTATCCTAGTTGTTAAATAAAGCGCTTAGGCGCAGCCTGCATTCGGGTGAGCTGGGAATTCGGGGTCCTGGCTCACCCATTTTTACCCCGTGTGATCTTAATCACTTTACGACCAAATGGCTTGACACACTGAAAGTTTGAGTGCTAAAATTAAATACACCTACTACGAAAGGCGGAAGCGTGAGTTTTCTAGAGAACGAAAACCAAATGGTTATAGACGCAGAGTATTCCTATATAGGAGAACAACTTGTTGAAGATTGGGTTAATTCCAATTTAGATGAGGGACAACTCTATGCAGATTGGTGTTTTGCAGATATGGCAGAAAGCAATTATCTTAAAGGCAGGTTCAATCAATTCTATGATTTGAAACCAGGGGACCAATACTACATAGAATGGGATGAGGAAAAATAATGCTAGGTTATACACAAAGAGATTTGGCAGATATGACATACGGAGTATATCAAGCAGATTTATTAATCAATGCTGATGAGAATCCTGCCATTCATAATTATCTAGTTACTGCTCACGATTTCCTACAGGGCCTATGGGCGGAAGGATACTTTGACAATGGAGCCGAATAAGTTAGTTAATCTTATTGAGTATATGAAGATTCATTTAATTAGTATTAGGCAGGACTGGGAAGATACTTTAAATAGAATGCCTTTGAAGGATGATGAGTATGACCCTTCAGATGCTTACTTTGAAGGTTCAATTGCCCAAATAGAGCATTTATTGTCAGTGGCGACTGATATACTAAATGATGACATCCAAGGAAAGGGATACTAATGGACACAACAGCACTGCCGCCACATTTGCAAAAGATGATTGACGCAGGTGTCAGCGGAACAGATATTCTTCACGGGGAATTAAAAAGTCTAATGCTTATAGCAGAGCAACAGTATCAAGAAATCTCCCAAGAGGAAGAAGAGAGTGACTTCTCAGACGCTATGATATCTATGGACCGAACCCGTGCAGAGGGACGACTTGACGCTTTTGGTGAAGTCTATGCACTCACATATCAACTAGCATTTGCTATTAGCGAAAGGACCAAAGCCCGTGGATAAACGTACAGAAGAAATGCTTGAACTAAACAAACTGATCACTAAGTATACTGAGACATATGTCAGACCTTCCCTTTCTGACATCTATGCTTTTGATATCATTCTTAATCTTATTAACGAGGACCCTGAAATGTCAGACCACGTAATGAAATCAGATATAGACGCTATTTGGACACAGATAGTACAATCAGATACTGTCTTCTCGTTAGAGTATGGAGCAGAACAAATGTCTGAAGAGATTATGGAATATCTTCAAGAGACTGGCAGTTTAATATTCAAAGACGACCTAGAAGAGATAGAGGACGAAGATGAATCTGACGAATGATTACCTAGCAGTTGAATTAGCAGAGGCCTACCAAGTCCTTGCCTATACTGGTAATGATAATATCGACTTTCAGTTTGTCATTGACCGCCTTGCCCGTTTGATCACAGAACTAGGTGGAACGGTCCCAACTGAATAATTGACATGTTTCCTACCGCCGTGGTAGGATGTAGTACAACTCTCTATGCGGAAAGGAGAATACTATGACAAAGCGTGAGTATCTAACTCAGCTTGGCTTTACAGTGGGTGCCCGTGGGCGCTTCACATTTGCACAAGTCGACGCCCTTAAGAAGGCGATTGAAGAAGGTAAGACCTTCGCTAAGTAATATTGGTGGGGGAGCGTACGAATTGCGCTCCCCTTCCAAACCTGATAGAATGGAATGATATGGATAATCGCTCACGAGAACAGAAAGCGGTGGACAAACTTGTTGATTCAATTGCAGACATAAGATTTCAGGACGGCAACTTTGCCTATATAATGATGAATCAGCCACCTAAAGTTCAGCGCAGATTTATGCGGATATTCTTACACGCTATCAGATATTGGGCGGTAGATTGGAAGCACGAAAACTATCATCTAAAAGATGAGCAGACTGTGCAGACTGCAGGAATGATTAACACTATAATCGAAGATGACCCTAACGCAATCGCAATTATTGACAAGTATGAACCACCTGTAGTAGAATGGAATAACAACAGAGGAGAACAATGGACACAGTAGAACAAGAAATCCTAGAATGGTGCAAGTCTGAAGGCGAGACCATTCCGTTTGGCACATTGACTTACAGGGTGTTTGCTATGGTTGCCAGATTAGATAGAGATAAGGCTGAGGTTCTAAATTTCCTACGTGATAACGATTTGGGTATTTCCTACTCTATCGGCTATCAACTCCAACACCTAAAGACAATCGAAAAAGAGGGTCAAGACGTCATAGTCGTAGCCTATAATAATCTGAAGAACTACTTCAGAGAAACCCTAAACATACAACTACCAACTGCGGAGGAAACAAATGGGAGCACGGATTAATTTCGTATTCAAGGATTCAGAGACGGGTCCATCAGTAGTATTATATTCACACTGGGGCCAGGATTCCTGGCAGACAGATTTAGCGGCAGCAATGGAACACGCTAAACCCCGCTGGCAAGATTCATCATATGGGACAAGGATGATTATCAGTCACCTTATTCAACATTCAATTCTAGATGAAACGGGATTTGGAATTTACGCAATCCAGGATGACAACTATGATTTGGGTGAGCAAACAATTCTTATTGACTTCACAACCAAGACAGTAACAGATAACGTCTCAGTTCCTTGGGACAAGTTTATTGCAGCATATTCGGGTTTGCTGATTTAAACACACGGCAGCTCTGGCTTGACAAAAGCCAGGGTATGCCGCAACGGATCAAATTCGAATCGGCATTCTATCATATTTACGAAGGCTTGTCAAAAATCACTGAAATCTACCATATAAAAATAGCCCTGTCAAATCGGACATATAGGACATAAGTTATCCACAACTTTATCCACACCCTGTGGATATCTATGTGGATATAATGTCAACATATACTAATATACATTACGATGTGATCCAAATTTTCCCTGAATATTAATATGAATTTATTCTAATAGACATTACGACATGTGATCTATATTCACTGAAGTTGACAAGTACTTATACCTATAGCTATAATGGATAGTACTCTTCCGCCGCCCGAAAGCGGGGCGGCAATAAACATACTACTATCCCTTGTATAGGTATATATAGGAGTAAATATAAATCATTAATTATCTGGGGAAATATGCCCAGAATATGATTAAATATATAATTATTCATTATATTTCGTGCATTATTGGGCAAAATTATCCAAAAAAAACATTACGACATCGCCCAAAATATCACGGAAATTCCCAGCATATTGTTATATCGATGCTATTGACATCCATGTTTTTATATGGTATTATCCCGCAAATGATTACGAAGGCTATTAAAGATGATCGAATACACATATATAATTAATAGTATAAATCATTAGTATTATATGATATTCTTTTAGTAATATTACTCCACTTTGCTCCACTATACTCCACTTTATAGGCCTTTAGATAGCTCTACAAGGAGATATTAGGAGTAGGAGCAACCTACTCCTTGTTCAATATGGATCAATTGGCTTATATCGCCTTATATGCCTCTATATACTTAATGTAGCGTATATATATAACATAGGGAATAGTGCTATCTATTTCACACACCGCCCTATTCAGGGCGTTTTCTCCAGGACAGATAGGATTTAATGTAAACTGCTGCATATGACAAAGCCATAACTATAAAACCGTACTGGTCAGTAGCAATGGCATAGGCGATCCAGATGCATTCATTGAGTAGGAGAATTAACCATCCGTAGATGGTCTTCTTACCTACTAGGAATATGCCAGTGACGCCAATTGCTGCCAGTAACCATGACCACATCATAGACATTTACTCCCTACATAACCCAATTCCTGGACTTTCTTAACATATACTAGATATGCGTCATCTATGGAGTAACTCCATGTAAGTACGCCTTTACTAGAAATTCGAGTGAGTTCTTCTACCGCCGCCTCACTCACTTTTCGCATATATGGTCTAATTGATTCTGGAAACTTCTTCTGCTCATATAGGAATCTACCTGAAAGCTCCTGCGTAGCTTTAATAGTCTTATCCTTATTAGTCTTAGTCCTATGGCCTAGATAAGATACCATAGAATCTGCCTGATCTTTAACGGCATTGTCTAGCCTCTCGCAAGAGGTAGTGTTAAACTTTACCTTAGATGGCTTAGGTAAAGGCTTAGCTTGCCCAGACCAGTGCTGTGGCTCATTAGG